GTGGAGCTGCCGGGATTCCATGAATTTTAGACATTCGCGCAGGTAGTCGGCTTCAACTTTTGTGATGCCCGACCTTCGTGCCAAATCCGTGCCAAGCACATGCGCAACCTACATACATCTATGTATATATTGCGTTCGCACCTATGCTCTAGGCATGAGCAATAAAATCAGTATCCACACCGACTACGAGACATGGACCGGCACCCCTGCAGAGCTTCGCGACATTTTTGACTGCTCCGCCGACCCCGATGCTTCACGCTGCGACTGAGCGGCAGCCGACTCGCTACGAGCAGCCTCTCCCGCAGCCAATTCTGCAGCTTGCTGCGACTTTTTAGCAGCCTCAGCAGCCGGAAGGGCTGCACTCTCGGCCGCCTGTACTTTCCGTAGCGTCTCATCGAATGCAGCCTTGCCCTCGGCTACTGCCTGCGCGTCGTGCTGCACCTGCTCACGGAGTCTATGGTGCTCGGCAGACAGCGGTACATGCACGACGCCGTTGCCTGAGGTGACCTCCATCCATGCCCTGCCGGTGCGGACTAGATCTTCATCATCGACGAATACTCCGGTGAATTTGCCTTCGAATGCGGGTTCCTCGATTCCCATGCATCCCTCCTATTTTTAGTGATAGTGGGATGGTTTCATGGGGTGGTGTGCGGTCAGATGGAAAGATTTTTACCCAATCGACTTGCACTGCTTTAGTATCGCATGATACTATTTACATGTAAGCAAGAAAGAGGGGCCGCAACCCCGCAAGACCAAAAGGAACACGAAATGACCACCGCAGCTCAAGCAAAATTCATCACCGACCTCCGCGACGAATGCAGCCTCGCCAACCGTGAAGCAGTCACCAAGAACATTGAGAAGTTCGCACAGTGGGCCAGCCGCAAAGTTCAGCTCCAAGCAAAGCGTGAACTGATCAACCGTGACGGCGACATTGAACGCCTCGGCAATGTTGCCCCAAGGGTCACCGCCGCCATCACCGAGTGGGCAACCGCTAAAGCCGATCTCCGCGACTGGGCTATGACCGTCAACCTCGCCACACTCACCACCGAAGAGGCATCCCACCTCATTGACACCCTCAACGCACCTAGCGGCATCCTCGCTCTCAATGCAGCATCCCTCCCCCAAGAGTGGCTCATGGACGATAGCCTCGCAGCAATCTTCGAAGAAATCGTAGACTCGATCGTCACAGAATCAATGGCGGAAGAAGCTGAGGAAGAAACCGAAGAAGCAGCAGATGAGGTTCACCCCTATTTCATCGGCCAGGCACAAGACATACTCACCAGGGCACACGCCCCAGAAACCACCGACCACATGCCACTAGCCTGGTGGGCACAGGAAAAGAAAACCTCCGGCGAATACCAGGATAACCCCCGCGCCATTGTCGCAGAGAACGGCAGCATCGTCTGTATGGCCACACGGCGCGGAGGGCATGGTACAAACGCCTACTACATCGAGGACACCGAGCAGACCCGCCAATGGGGTATAGCTAACCGCGTCATAGATATGAGCCTCGGCACGATCAAGCGCGCTATCGGCATGAAAGTCATCGAGGTATCGGCTTCCAGTGTGTGCCTTGGAGCAGGCAAGAAGGCATAGAAAATGCCCCACCATGTGGTGGGGCGCACCCTGCTAGTGCAGGGAATGTTGAGCTTTAACATCCCGGTAGAGATATTAAAAGGGCTCACCCCCGCTTAGTGCGGGGATAGTTAGTAGATTACATCAAGACTTGGAGAATGTCATGAAAAAAGTTCGTTTCCTCAAAGCTGGAACCATCGAGGGGAAAACCGTTGCAGCGGCAGCACGCAAAGTCTATGGCCGCAAGGTGGATGTGAAGCGGAACCCAAACCCTTCATCCGCCGAGTGGGGCATGGTTATTTCCCCTGCTGCGGAGTCCCACGAGTTTAACGTTCATGACAATGTCATCAGTGTGGAAGAGTTTGATGCTGGTGACGCTGACGGCCTAGAAGAGGTGCGTGACTTGGGTGGGCGTATCAAGATTGCTAAGGAGGTTCTGAGGGGGTTGGAGGATGAGATGAAGGAGTTGTTGACGTCTTCCGAGATGGAGGAATTTACGGATTATGCGTTGGCGAAGGCTTCCGGTTATTTGGCTCCTAGGGTTCATCGGATTCGTGAGGGGAAATAATTTACCCAATCAGCTTGCACTGCTTTAGTATCGCATGATACTATTTACATGTAAGCAAGAAAGAGGGGCCGCAACCCCGCAAGACCAAAAGGAACACATCATGGCCAACACAGGAACCTGCAAATACTACCTCGGAATCGTCATACTAGCGGAAGCCGTCTACCTCCTCCGCGCCTGCGATAACCACGCAGCAAAACGCCCCAAAGGTGAAACACAACGAGAAGCTATCACATGGGCGGAACGCTACGCCCGTGGCCTCGCACTCCGTGAAGCACTCAACGTCGAAAGCAAAGCACGCCACAGCTACATCCCCACAGTCCTAGGCAACGAAGGTTTCAAAAAATTCGGACACGACTTCTTTAGCCAGGATGTCGCAGTGTGGACAGTCGCGGAAATGCTCAGACTCACCGACGACCCTATGAGCGACACCGACAAGAAAACCATCACCGAATACATTCTCGCCCACTACGGCTACAAAATCTAGGAGCACATTATGTCAAACGCAGCAGTTATCACCGCCACCATCACCGACCGTACCAACGCCCCGGTCATCCGTAAGCACCTCAAAGACGCTCTCCTCACATGGCACCAATCAACACGGCAGTGGGTGCATGTATCCCCACTGGGGGCGATGGAAACCCGCACAATCCTTGAGAATGTCAAAAAGATCAAGGGTATCGAATATCAGATTCTTTCTTCCGAGCAATGGCAAGAAACTTTGAAAAATTCCTAATTCTCCCCACTTGACACCGCGCATACCCCATGATCACCATTAAAACCGATCACTTCGCATGGTCGGGCACCCGCGAAGAGCTACGCCAGCAGCTCATTGAGCTTATCCCGCAAATTCCTGACGACGACAAACTTTTAGAGCTTGCCGCTGTAGCACTCGACTGTCAGACACTCGACCTCATCATGGAGCACTCATGAGAATAAAAGACCTACCCTCCCTTCGTGGCAAAATATCCAGCCAATACCACGTCGTCGATCCCGCGCTGGCGTCCCAGATCGACGAAATGGCACTGTGGTGGATCACAGAGGACATGTGCACCCTAGCCGCAGGTGCCGCCGAATCCCTGCCGGAATGGTCGCCTACGCAGGCTATGCCTACTCCCAGCGGTTTTATGTGGATTGATGGGGAAAGCCCCGCCGTGAAGTCAATCATCACAAGCGAGGTTGCCCCTATACGGGCGATCGGGTGGACATACAATCACGACAAAGACTCCATTACCGCTGTCACATGGTACGGGGAAGGCAGCGACCTGGTCGAGGGGCTGATGTTCGTATTCCAAGCCTCGCAGATCATGACAAGGCGCTCAAAATTTGAGAAAATGACACCCCTGCCGACACGTGACGGTGACGAATTCGCTGCGGTGCAATTCCTCGGATCAATCTGGTTACTCTCTCAGCAGCCAGGTGTAGCTGAGGAAAAGACGGTCAGTAAATCTTCCCGCCGCAGCCGTGGTAGTGGTAGCAAAACACAATCCCCTAGCGCCGTGCGGGTGATCAACGTTCGTGGCGGCGGGCACACAGGGGGACATACTAGCGACAGCAGCGGCAGCGGTGGGGAGCGTCACCTGTCAGTACGGTTCATGGTGCGCGGACACTGGCGACAGCAAGCATGCGGGCCGAAACACGGACAGCGCAAGCCGCTTTTCATCCAGCCTTTCATGAAAGGCCCCGATGATGCACCAGTACGCCCCACCGTGCGGAAGCTGTAAAACACAAAAAGTGCCCCCTACCAGCGGTTACGCCAGTAGGGGGCTCATTTTTTAGAAATCTTGCTCCAGCTCATCAGGGACGGGGTGCATTGTACGAGAATCAGGAAAGCTCAAATGCAGGGTGCGAATGTAGTGGATCGCGACATAGTAGCGGCTTTTCCACACCTCCAACTTCTCCCTAAGCTCCCCCACCTCCACCTCAAGTTTTGAAATTAAAACATCCCGTTCTTTCAGCTGGGCATTCGTCCAATCCTTCATCTCCTGCACATATGCCTGCCACTCAGGGCCCTTAGCCTCCACCTCAGCAGACTCCTTTTGGGCGCGTGCTGTGACACGGGCCGTGAAATAGCCGATGATCGCGACCAACCCACCACCGAGCAGAAAATTCAGAATCGGGTTAGTCAACTCCTCCACGGGGATCCTCCCTCCGATCACCCAGATCAATCCGCACAGTGGGGTAGGCGCGAGAAAACGCCCACAACACCAGCAGCGAGGTAGACCCATAGCTAATCGCAGTCACCCACGCCCTAGGAGACTCCCCAATCAGCGTCTGCCACGTAAAAGACAGACACCACGCGGCATGCATAGAGACAACCAAGCCGACAGCCACAGGTATGACCCTATGACAAAAAATAGCCACCACCAGCATAAAAGCAATGAAAGCCCACACCCCGCCCCATACCATCGGGGTTGTCAGCGATTCGAGCCAGTGCACCGGAGACCGTTGCTGATTAACCTTCCACGGGGTGTACGAGTAGGCTCGCAGCATCGCAGAGGTAGCTAGAATCAGTAGACCAGCACGGGTAGAGCGCACCGCCCTGCCAAGAAACTGCATACCACTCACCCCTGTGGGTAGATAGATCCGAACGGCGCGCCGGGTGTTTCTGGCTTCGGCTCGTCGCCCCGTGCGGCGTTGTTGACGACGTTTTGTACAGCCTCGGATAGACGGTCAATCTTCTTGAGCGCCGCGTCTAGATCGCCTTTTGTGGTCTTGTCATCAGACCCTTCGTGGGTTTTCGCAGACGCAAGCGCCAAAGACAATGACGCGAGCACACCGATAATCGAATCGAGGTTAGCGGTCACCCCGTCTGCTTGCTCTTGGGTGATGATCCCGAAAGCGACGGCCACGCCGAGCGCGACGGCTAGCGCACCGTAGATGAGCTTACGCTGAACCCACGCGGACTTGATATTAAACTTTTTCACAGTTTTTTTCCTTCCAATTGTGCGTTGATACGCTTAATGGCTTCGCCTTGCTCAAGCTGGGCAAAAACACCATGACCAGCATTTCTACGAGCGTGAGTGAGCCCTTTTCTGCGAGCTTTTTCTCAGCAATACCCTTGAGGCTGGCCATGTCCCAGCCGTTGAACGTGGGGTTGCCTTTGTTGTCGCGGCCCGCGCCTGCGAGCTGCTCAAAAGTGAGTTTCTGTAGATCAATATCCATATGTTTTTCCTGCTTGATTCGGATTTTTGTCTTTGAGTAGGCGTACCCCTTGGGGACGATCAGCGTGCAGAATTGATCAAAGCCGATCCAGTATCCGTAGGGGTAGAAGCCTGAGTCGGCGATCCAGAGTCTGCGGCCGCCCGCGTCGGAGTAGCCCATCACCGCGATGTAGTGGTAGACGGTTCCGCCGGCGTAGGTGGGGCTGATCGTGGACGGGGGAACCGCCTTGGGGTAGTTTGATGGTGGGGCCACGATGTTTGCGATGACACCGCGACCGGCGTTAATTGAGTTGGTGATCTCACCCCAGATGACGTTCTTCGCCTCCTCATTGGGGTATGCACCTACGTCACGGTGCGTGTATTCCCCACCCTCAATAAGAGTGTTAAGCACTGCCGGAAACTGCCCGATATAGTCGGTGCCGTTAATCGTGGTTCCGAGTTTCCCAGCCAGCTCAGATTCGGGGATCATCTTCCCCGTGGCCGCTGCCACCACTGTCTGAGTGGATGCAGGACCACAGTAGTAGCCGGTGTCTTGTGTGATTTGTGAGCGTGGGTAGTCGAGGACTTTCTCCACGACCGCCTCCTTTCTACTATCGAAAAGTGCTTGTAGGCGGGTGACATCGCCGCGAAACGCGTTAGCGTCCACGCCACGTACCCAGCTGGATACCAGCGCAGATGACGCGTACTGCCACAGCTCAACGGGACGGCCACCCATGGACTTATCCCACTGGGGGTGCTGGTCGCCGCCATACAATTCGGTGTGTGGAAGCGTGCTGGTGCGCGGATATGCGGCACCCCACAGGTGTGTAAATTCGGTGGTGTCGCCCCCGTGCTGCTGCCACCACGGCCAATAGGAATAAACCCCCAGCACCGTGATCCCAGCAGCCTCAAAGAGGCGCTTCACCTCACGGATATGCCCCATGGTCAGCCCCGCGTTTGTCTCGCAGTCCAGCCATATCGGTAGCCGCCAGCGATCCCCCATCACAGCTAGAGCCGTATCCACCTGTGCTTTTAGCGTGGAACCCTCACTGGGGTTACGCAGGTAGGTGTAGGCGGCGAGAGCTGCGGTACTCCTGCGTGCATCATCCACATGCGAGCGATAGCAGCGATCCCTATAATCGCCGTCATTGGTCCGCATGATCACGAAAGACAAATCGGATTCGCGCACCGCACGCAGCAGGTTCATCCCCGACTGGTGTTCGGAGACGTCTATGCCAAATAGCGTCAATTTTTATGCTCCTTGGGCATACAGAAAGCCCCCACCTCGATTGGTGAGGGCATAAAAAATGCACCCTATGCGGGTGCCTTTTCCTTAATTTAACTCTTGCGGAAGCGTATCCACGCTAGACCGTCTGCGCCACGCTGACCCGGATTATAGGAGTTAAAAAAGCCTCCTGTGCCTCCCCCGCCACCATCACCAGGATAAACCCCGGGGCTGTCGGGAGGTGCATTATGACCCTGAGGCAGGTTGAAGCCTGGCACATTGACTTCTTTCCTCGCCCCACCCTCAGGAAAACTACTAGAGTTTGTGGACCCTCCACGGCCTCCAGCCGCGTTAAAATCCAAAGACCCTATAGAAATACGCGTATCCCCTCCATTGCTAGCGGGGTATAGCGTGTGAGTGCTGCCGAAACCACCCGCACCAACGGTGATCGTTATTCGCCCCTGTGGCACCCGCACAGTGCCGGTCTTGATCCGCCCTGCAAACCCGCCTTCACCAGTACCTCTCCAAGCTCCGTCACCAGCACTACCGCCACCGCCCCCACCGATCAGAACATAATCTACCGTATCCGCCCAGTGAGGAACATCAAGATGGTAGGCATTGGCCTTAGTGAACCTATGAGCTACTGGCTCGTAGTACGCTTTCCATACAAGATCCGGCCCTAGATACGCCTCTGCGAAACTCCTACCATTAAAAGATAGGCTTTTAATGTCCGCGCCAAAATAGATCATGCTACTCCCTGATGAGATAAAGGGTTCCCTGCTGTGGTTGGTAAGGCTTTTGGTCTACCACCTCGATGTTATTAATCCCAATGACCTCGGTGATTATATCGGCGATCCCGTTTTTGTCGGCCTTTTGAGAGACCTCTCTATGAATCGAGGAAACTCTAGTTTCCATTCTCTCATGGCTATTGGCTAGGTCCTCAAGCCCAATTACATCACTCATGCGGTGGGTGTGTGAGGAGCTTGCCTTACCTGCCAAAGCCTCGGACAACCCCTTCACAGAAGAAACGTTGAGAGAATCAAGCCGTGACTTCAGCTGCTTGACGGTATCCGAATCAGCCATCTTCGACAGTTTCTGAATGATCTCATTTTCTAGCGATCCGCCTGATTTCACGCGCTCTGCCAGCTCTTCGAGAGTGTCTAATAGGGCAGGAGCATTGCCTTTGAGCTTTGCAATCGCCTCGTCTACTATTCGCTGCGCCGCCGACTCCGCGGTTTTCGACGCTGCCTGCGCCTTGAGTGAGTGCTGCCCAGCAGTAGCCGCATCGCGCTTCGCAGACTCCGCGTCACCACGCACCTGCGCCATGATCGCATCAGTGGCCTGCGTGATCTTCTCCTGTACCACTGCGAAAGACTTCTCCGCGTTTTCTTTCAGCCACTCATACTGCGGCTGCCATTTATCCAGCTGCTGTGACCTAGACTCCCACTCCAGAAGTCGGGCTTTCAGCTGCTCCCATGCTGATAATGATTGCTTCTCCGATGAGGCAGCAGCTACCTGAGCAGCCTTTGCGGCTTGCGCAGCAGTTTCCGCACGTCCTCGATCAGTACTCGCAGCTGAGGCACTATCCCCCGTGGCTTTTATACCACGCGCCACCTCATCTGCTAGCTCAGCAAGGCGGTCGTGCACATCAGGGGTGAAATCCACAGCAGCTTCCATCGCCTCCGCGATCGTCGCCATCCCCTCCGCAACCAAAAGCGGAATCGACTCACGAGCCATAAAATCCGTGCACACCAGCACCAACACCGCAGCACCCGGCGCGATATCCGCCGTGAATTCGCCCGCCTCATCGACGATGACGCGCACTGGTTCGTCCACGATTAGCCCTGTGGTGCTGGGGCGTGTGGATGGTGGTCGTAGCCAGACCTCCCGCACCGCAGACGGGGTGCGGGTAATAGTCTCTAACTTGCCTTTCACTCTGGGCATCACAGCCTCCTTTCATTAAAAGATTTTTGAAATCTGCTGCGCAGAAAATTCATTATTCCCAGGACTAACAAATGTTCCGGGGACTATGGATTGATTCAAAGCCTTACTGGTGCTCACCTCGACATAGGCGTAGCAACCGGCTTCTGGAATCTCCACAGTCATCGGGAACGATGCCGTGCTTGGTGCTGTGTCTACAACCAAAGCGTATTTTGACTCGGCGATACTTTTTCCGTTTTTCCCCATCACGACGATGCTAACGTGTACCGCTGAGGCTTGGACCAAACCAACCCAAGGGATCAATACGCGTGCATACAACCGCCAGAACCCAGGGGATAGGAATCTAATCCCATGCCCTACAGTCTCGCCGTTACTGGTGATAGCTGTAGATTCACATCCACGAGGCGTAGAAAGCGCTGTATCAAAATCCATGATTTTGGATTCTCCGGCGTTAGCTTTCCATTCTTTCGACATGACCCACTCGCCGTGATTGAAAAGAAATCCAAGATCAATCGCGCGTTGCTGGGCATCATTGGCTTTCGCGTTCGCTTCGATCTGTGCAGACTGGATTTTATCCAGTTGGTCTTTTTGCTGCCGCCATTTCGCCAGAGCATCATCGGCGGTTTCCTGCGCCGCCACCGCTTTGCCGTCTGCTTTAGCGGCAGCTGTGCCAGCCGACGCAGCCTGCTGAGATACCGCGCCAAGCTTTGACGCAGCCTCCCTACGTTCCGCCGCAATCTGTGCAAAAATCTTCTCCCGCGACGACCTCAATGCCGCCGCGTCCGCGATCGGCTGACCACCAACGTGCACACGCCACTTTTCCGCCGATCCCCGCTCCGATGTAATATCAATCGCTGTCACAGGCAGATCGGGAAGCCTTTTTCCCCACAGCATCACATCCACGAGATCATCCTCGTGGAAATCCACACCTGGCTCATAGATTCCTAGGCCATCGGTGGTAATGTCCTTTTCGAAAAAGAGGTTGCCCTCGATACGTTTTTCTGCGGCGTCAAGCACCTGCTCTGTATCCGAAGTTGACAGGGAATAATCGATCTCGCCGGATTTCTTTGCGACCATCGTCTGTGACGAATCGGCGCGCACGCCGCGTAGGTCAAAACGTCCTTTTGGCAGGTCCTCCGGCTTGTAGAGGAATCCCTCTGCCATGCGGGTATCTGGCTGGGTTTTTAGCGAGACATCGCTCGGTAGCGTCACGTCCCAGCGGCCCCACACGAAGGAGCCGATCTGGCGACCTACGGTGATTTCGCCACCATCGGCACGTAAAATAACATCACTCACTGCTGTAGCACCTCCACAACGACGGTCGGCTTAGATAGATGTAGCCCCTCAGGCTGTGGGTCCTCAGGAAGCCACATAAAACACCGGATCACACAGCCGGCCATTGCGGCGGGGGCGGAAATCTCCTCCCAGATACTGCGGTCCTCGGGCCTGATAATCAGCTCAGGTGACGGCTTCCCTGTGATGGTTTCAGCAACTTGAATTGGATGATCCGACACATCAAAGGCCTTATATGTTGCTTGCAAAGACTCCTTGATTAGTCTCCGAATCGTCACATCTGCAGGGCCTTGCACGCTGAAACCGTCAGCAACCGCAGCCATCTTTAGCTTCGCTAAATACCGAGGCTTCGAAAACTGGGATCCGAAATCGCCCACAGCACGAGTAAAAGCCCCACTCACTTGGCCAGGGATCGACCAGCACGGCATAAACCCAAGCTCAGTCAGCATATCCGTTCCATGTACTTGTAGAACACGCGGCGCAATAGGATCATTCGACGACGCGACAACAAACATCACGCGAAAAACTTTTCGTAGCCCATGGCGTTCCACGGCGATAAATCGTGTCGCCGAATTCGCAGGCACCAGACGCCCCTCCGCGTCCACCTTCCCAAGACCATCAGCCACAAGCTCATCCACGCACATGTGCACAAACCCCTGCGGTGATGTGATCTCGAAATCACCCTGAAAAGACTCAGGGGACATACGTGTAGTCGGCGCATGAACCCTAACATACGGTGGCATATCACAAATCGGAACCCCATTCTCAGACAGCAGCCCGATCCATTCGCCACGATCTTCAATCACCTGCCGACGATGCTTCGCATGCGCGACCCAATCAAACCCCACCAAAATCACCTCCACATGCTCAAAAAACCAACCCGCCACAAAAGCTCCGCCCCATCAGGGACGGAAAAAACCCGAGATGCGCCGGGTGGGATGTTCTCAGGTAAGGCCTGTCCTCGAACCTTGAGCCAAACCTGACGATCCAATTTCCCTCGGTCGTCGACGACTGCGAGGCTTTGATCGATGCCGAGAAGTAGATTTCTGGGATGGGAAACAGCGGGGAGGGTGAAGGTAGCTCCGGAGGGTAGTGTTACCTTCCCTCCAGCTCCCTTCCACCTGATTTTTGGGGATACTGGAACATCGCCACTATTTGTCACTGTGACGTTATTATTTCCATGGACCCAATTCGACCACCACGCCCCATCGTCGATCACTACCGAAACATCAACATCCAATTCTGAGACCTCGGCGGGTTCGCATGCGGGGGATTCGATCTCCGCCGCGAGCCGCAATTCCCCAAACCGAGGCCCCCGCAGCTTCGAAGAAACTTTCAAAACCGCAGGGGTATGAGTCGATAGACTCCCCACGAATTGATCAAAGATTGCAGCGCAATCCCCCGACGTGTCGTAGACATTCAAGGACAGGGTTCCTTCAAGGGGGCCGTGCTCAGCACCAAAAAAGCGCTGCCCCACAGCCCCAACAGCCTGCGACACCAGTGGCGATGGAGTCCCCACCAAACCACTGATACCACCCTCGCGAAGAAACACCCCGCGATCTTTCTTTTCAGTCAGATTCCACTCGACCCCAGAAGGGGTGAGAAGCATGATCTGCTTAACCGCCGGCTCCGGAAGATTAACCTTCAACAAAACCCATCACCCCTTTTCACTAGACGTCCGCACCCTGACGAGCGCGGGAATAATCCTGAGCCGACATACCATCGCGCTTCACATTGAACTCCACATCAGACAAACGACGATCCATCTCATCAACAAATTTCGACAGACGAGAATCCGCAGGCTCACCACGCAAATCAATATTGAATACCCGCTTACCTGCACCATCTCCACCGCTGAGAAGCTGATTCGTGCGCCGCACCTCAGCCACCAAGGCGTCACGAGCGCGAGCAGCCTCCGCCGCTGCCTCAATCAGCGCGGAACGCTGACGAGAACCCTCCTCAGACTCCACACGCTGACGGTTAATGTCAGCGACATTCTGCTCAGCTTGGAGAGCCTGCTTTCTGGCCGCATGCCGCGCCTCCAGCGCCGCCCGCTCCGCAGCAAGCCGCGCCGAATCCATCGCGTGCTTCGCATTCATCCGCTGCGCCTCATCCTGATGACGACGCTCCGCAGCCTGCTGGAAGTGCTTTTGGTAATCCATCATCGACCCCATGGTCGCGCCGGTAAACGCATTACCGAGCTGATTACCAGCCTCAGCCCACCGCGAATCGCCTGTCGCCAAAGATCCAGCGGCACCTACCGTGCCGCCAAGCACACCGCCTGCGATACCAAGCCCCATACCGAGCTTCGCCCCAGGAGACGCGTTAGCCCACGCCTCCTTGAAATCCTTCCGGTTAGCGCGAGTAGCACCAATACCACCGACGATGTCACGGACACCACCAAGAGCGCCGGCACCAGCAGTGACAGCACCGAGAAGATTTCCCGTCGCGAGCGACGCCGCGCCGGCGGCAATACCACCAAGGAGCTTCGCAATACCACCGAAGATACTGCCAATACCGCCGATATACCCCTGCGCACCACGGGCCTGATTCGATGACATGCCGTAGAGCCGTTGGGTCTCATCTTGTAGGCGCATCGTCATAAGCCGCAGATTATCCGCCGCTTGTGCCTGCGCCATCGTCGCCTCAGCGACCTTTAGGCGTGCGGACTCAGCAGCATATTCGGCCTCGAGATTATCGAGATTCGCCTTAGCACGAGCTGCCTGCAAAGCCCATTCCGCTGCCTCCACCTCACGGGTATTAGCAACGAATGTGGCACCGAGAGCTTCCATCGACTGCGCACCAGTGGTGCGGAAGCGGTCGACAGCACGACCGAGGCCATCGACCCCCGTCGTGGTCAGCGTCAGGTGCCCGCGCTGTGCCTTAGCGAGATCATCCTCAGCTTTCGCCACAGAGATAAGCCCTTGCATACGCACGCGCCGCATATCCCACTCAGCTGTACGCAGTTCATTCGCTGCTTTCACTCCGGAGATACGCAGCATGACCTGCTGCTGCTGTAGCTTGCTGATTTCTTCGCGGGTCTTTTCGACCTGCTCCGCAAAGCGCGCAATCTCACCAAAAAACGCCGAAACCTGCTTAAACGACTCAGCAATACCGTTAAAAAACTTGGCTGCCACCTCACCGGCTGCGGTGATCCGAGCCGCAACCACAGTCCGTTCAGCGGCCTCCAGTTGCAGAGCAGCGTTAGCAGACTTCTCACGAATCTCATTAAGCTTCTTGAGAGCATCAGCCTCCTTTGCAGAGTCCCCAGATTTCTTAGCTTCTGCATATTCACGCTCAGCGTCAGTAATCGCAGTGGCCTGCTCAGCAAGCTGCTTACGGGTATCGGCAAGACCCTTTTCAGCATCCCTCACTACATCAGTGTTGGATAGGAATCCGCCAAGGGCATTACCGAGTGGCTTCATAGCATTAGCCGCAATCGTCTTCCACGCTGGGACAAGTTGCAGCAACGCCGTACCAATTTTTTCCAGCCCGCCGAACTCAGGCTTTGCGAGAACCCGCTCCGGAGTGCCAGAGAGATTGACGGCTACACCACCGTGGGGGAGCCATCCACCGGAATCGTAGAGTCCGAGGGATTTCTTCGAGGCCTCCCACAGCTGCTGAGCAGCACCCCACGACACCTGAGTACCATTGCCCATTTTCGCGCCGTCTACCGAGGTAGATACCGCTTCTGCCATGCTAGAGCCAGAATTACCGGACAGTGGGAGATAGTAAATATCCGTGTACTGGGGGTGGCGTGAACCCGCGGCACCGCCGCCGATCTGACCGTTCCCGCGACCACCGCCCATCTCCACGTTGACGACGGAGCCGTCAGTGCCGAAGATGCTGCCGGAGGTGTGTCCGCCGCCGGGGCCGCCGTTGAGGAACCCGATCTCGTAGGCGTTTTTACCGCTCGAGCGGCCGCGCTTAAACCCGATAGAGGTAAGCTGCGCGGCCTCATTGGCTGTAGAAAACAGTCGTGATGCTGTCGCAGGGCGACCTACAGCGAATAGAGCACCTTGCCCCTGTGCGCCGGAACAATCGCCCCAGTTAACACCACCCCAGTTGTAGCGCGCACCCTCAAGAGAGCGTGCCGCCTGCTGGCCATTCACATGCTCACCACGGAAGAATCGCAATAGGTCAGAGGCCCCGACCTGCCCACCATCCTTGTAGCGGGGCAGACCGAGGTCACCTTGCCGCCCATCCAGACGACCAGCATTAATAGCGGTCAGCAACCCAAGGTTCTTCGCCGTCGCCTTGCGATTCACCACAAATTCACCAGGTTCTACCTTCGCCACGGGGATTCCGCTTGCGGTCACCCCGAGGATCGGATCGCGGACACTATCAGAAATACCCGGAATCCGCGGCAGAACACCGCCCTCCGCGAATCCCTGTATTTGCCCACCACCACTATGGCCATTGATACGACCAGAGGCGGAAGCCGTAGTACCAGTGAAGAAACCAGAGATTTCGTTCTTCTTATCGCTGAACCATGAGCGGACTGCCTCCCACTTTTCTTTCAGACCATTCCACAGACCCTCGATGATGTTGCGGCCAGCATCTTTGAGCCATTCACCAGCATTAGTGAAAGTCTCCTTGATCTTGCCAGGCATTTCCTTAACCATCGTGATGACGCGGTCTTTCATCTCCTTGGCTTTAGCAACCGTATCCGTCACCCAGCTGGCGACGATCGCGGCGACACGGGTTGCCATGTCCACGAAGAAGCCCTTGATGACCTCGATAAACTCGCCGGTCTTTGCCTTGACGGTCTCCCACGCCTCGGAAGTACGCTGCTTCGTCGCCTCGAGCCATTCAGAGAAGATCACCTTGATCCGCTCCACACCCTCGGAGAAATGCCTCTTGATGGCCTCCCAGCCGGCGCGCAGAGCCTCAGGAATTTGAGACCAGTTGCCAGTGACTAGGTCAACGATCACGAGCCACGCAGTCGCAAAAATATCCTTGATGATCTCCCAGCCGGTGGAGAACATCGTCTTGATGATCTCCCAGCCGGCTTTGAAATTAGCTTTCAGCTGCTCCCACCACGTCGTGACAATCACAACAATGCCGTCGAGCATTGACTTAAAGCCGGCGACAAGGTCGCTTCCCATGATCTTGTCAAAGAGTTCTTTAGCCCCATCGACGATCTTTAGGAAAGCTTCCTTAATCCATACCGCGCCGTTTTTCACCGCCTCGACGAATTTCGACCAAATCTTTTGCCCGATTTCCGTCTTGGTGAAAAACGCCCACAAGGCACCAACAGCCGCACCCACAGCGATCACGATCGCACCCAAGGGACCGAGCGATATAAGCCAAGCTGCAGCAATCTTAGCCGCCGCAATCATGGCCTTCCCAGCTGTCTTAACCCACGCCCTACCGACCTTATGCAAGGCTTTCACATTGGCGATAGAACCGGCGATCGCCTCCTTTTTCGTCGTCAGCCACGCCAACGCGTGCTTAGCCGCCCCGATGATAGCTTTCCTACCGGAGGCCACCCACCGCACCCCAAGGCCAATGATTAGCGGCACCACGATAGGCGATACGGCAGTGGCAAAGGCAATCAGCTTGCCCTTATTATCCTCGACCCAATGAGCCGCGTCCTGCAGTTTTGCCTTAAAGGACTCGAAAGCGGGGCCGATGTTCTCCACCCCGCGGATCATCAGCTCAATCCCGCCCTTGGTGAAATCAGTGACCGCGGTGGTCGCCGGCTCCAAAGCCTCCTTCATCTGGCCTTTGAATCGGCCCCACTTTTGCCCAGTGGTCTCCAGCTCACCAGCAAGCCCATTAATGGTATCGGTGGTGACACCAATGTTGTTTTGGAGGTCGTCGACGGACAAAGCACCGGTTTTGACGGCTTCTACAAACTTTCCTGCACCTTTTGTGCCAAAAAGCTTCGCAGACATGTCGATGGCGGCCGCATCATCGCCTTTCGCGATAAATTCTTCGACGGCGCGGGCCGTGTTAAACAGCTCGGTTTGGGGGTCTTTCCCAGCCTTAGCGAAGTTCACCATTGCCTTTGACAAGGCCCCGACAGTGGCATCCGCGTCAAGCCCAGCCTTATCCAGCTTACCGATAAGAGCGGCGGATTCTCCCATGTCAAAACCGAATTGCTTTAGCTGAGGCCCACCCTTCGCAGCACTGGTAGCAAGGTCATCGATGGATACACCGGTGGCCTGTGAGACGCGGAAGAGCTGATTTAGCGCCTCGGGCATTTCCTCAGCCTGCAACCCAAAAGCGTTGAGAGCCGTGGATACAGCAGTAACATCAGCGTCAAAGCCCAAATTCTTAAGGTTCTGGAATTGGCGAGTAAGCTCCTCCAGCGGCTTACCGGTCACACCCAATCGGGTGTTCAGATCAGCGAGGGTCGTACCAATTTCAGCAAGCCCGCCCTCAGCAGACACAGTGCCAGACACATTCCGCAGGGACTGCTTGAGATCCTCGAATGCCTCACCGCTAGCACCGGTACCAGCACGAATCGTATTAAATGTGGTCTCAAACTCGCGTCCCACATCAATGAGGGTGGTCTTGATCGCAGCGAATCCAGCGAACCCCGCGACCGCCCCCACAGCAAGCCCCGGCATAGCCTTGAGCTTGCCCATCACGCTAGACAGGGCCTCATTGCCCTTGTCTCGGAACTTCCGCATGCCACGAGTCATCTTCCCCGTTGACTCAGTCGCAGACTCCTGTGCTTTCTCCAGCTGCTTCGTACGAGCAGCGATATTTTCGGTTGCCTCAGCAACCTTAGTTTGTGCCTTGGCCAAGCTCTTTTCAGAATCAGCGACCTTATCAGTCGCAGCATTCAGCTTGGCGCGAGCAGCGCTAAGCTTAGTGTCTTTTGCAGCCACCTGTGCTGCAGCAGCGTCGCGTGCTGCCTGCACACGCTTCTCCCCCGCCTCCAGCTCAGCAGCAGACGCCTTGCCGGAATCACGGAGTTTTTGAAGTGCGGCCTCCTCTTTCTGGATACTGGCCGCACCCTTGGTGCGTGCTGCCTCGAGTTCAAGCTCCGCAGTCTTAACTGCTTTTGTCTTGGTCGCGACATCATCCTTGGCTTTAGCTACCGCTTTTTCAGCGTCGACTGCAGCCTTGGAGGCTTTTTCGTGGAAGGCCTGTGCCGCTTTCAGGGACTTGTTCGCCTGTTCAATACCCCCGCCGATCCCCTTTTTCAGGTTCTCACCGGCTTCTTTGGACAGCTTCGCCAGTGGGGCGTTGAGCTCCGTTTCAAACTGGCGTTTTAGCCCGCGAAGCGATGGGGTGATCGGTAATGAAGCGTGCCCGATTGCGGACATAGCAACCTCCTTTAGTTAATCCCGAGCCGCTTCTTACGTGCGCGCTCAGCAGCCAAAACGGCCTTCTTCTTCGCCTCGAACTCCGCCTGCTTACGTGCTTCCTCGCGCCGATTCCACATAGGGTGAACCTCCCCAATCAACGCAAGGTAGAAAATCATGAGGACATAGTCAGTGGTGCTAAACCGGTCGGAATCGCTTATCTCAGCCCAGAACCTCGAAGAATTCCGATCCAGACCGTCAACCAGAAGCAATAGTCGCCGCGTCGTCATGCGAGAAGGGCCGCCGCTCTTGCGGTAGCGGTCCCTGTAATCCCATCCACGATCGGCAAAATCCAACTCGACGAGGTCCTCATGCTCACGAATCAGCGGGAGGAGGCCTAGTCTTCCCCCAGGCCGGTAGCATCAGACCAAGTGTTCATGATGGTTCCGCCAAACTCGGCGGAGCGGGCACCGGCGTTACGGAGCTTCTGCATCTGAGAAGGCCCCAGCATGATCGAAAAAGCCTTCATGTATTTCTCATCTTCGAAAGCGAGGCCGGCATCCATTGGCGCGTCATCGAGAGACGCGGGCGCGGTGAGTTCGACCTCTTTGCCGCGGATATTGACGGTGAAGGTGACGGTTTCGATTTCGTCGACTTCGTTTTTGGCTGGGTTGGTTTTTCCGGTAGCCATGGCAGACCTCCTATTTAAGTATGTGTGAAAAGTTTTTTGGCGGATCTAAGGGGTATGGCCCCGCGCCGATCTGCCAGAAACGCGGGGCCATGCGAAGTGATAATTACTTCACAGTGATGTCTTTGCTGTCCCCACCGGTCAGCGAAGTTCCATCAGCGGTAAGCTCACCCTTGACACCCTTGACGGTGTAGGGGCCACCTGTCTTGCCGGTCACATGCGCTTTTTCGCCGCCGCTAACCTTCTGAAGAATCAACTTCACAGCGGTTCCATTCGCATTGTGATCAATCTCGGCAGATTTATTCCCATCGATGGAAAGGGTAAACTTTCCTCCAGAAACACCGGTCGGGAGGGTGACGGTCTTAGTCTGAGACCCATCCTCTTCCTCGGATTCCTCGAGAGACGCTACAAAACGGATTGGCTTCACATCACCAGCAGCGACCTTAGGCACATCAATCGTGATTTCATCGAAAGCGTCCTTAAGCTTGCCGGTCTGGAAATCAAACTCAATATCCTTACCCTCGGGGTCCTCACCGAAGGAAAGGTTTGCGATCGTAGCAATCGCCTTATGGCGGGTAACGGTGATCTTTTGCTTGCCGTCCTGAGTGGTGCCGATCATCGCGACGTGACACAACGCGACCTTTTCCGAGTGGAGCAAAACAACGCCGTTAGCCTCGCCTTCCACAGGTGTCACGGTATCTGGCCACGCGATCTTATCCACGGTCTTATTGCGCTCAATCACCGAGGCCTTGCCGGTAAGCTCGCCTGGCTTTGTGGAAACAGCGACCACGCCATAACCCCAGCCCTTGGTCTTATTTTTGTCGATAGCACGAGTCAGCTCGACCTTAGAACCATCAGCGAGAATGCCGACAGTCTCCCAGTCCTCACCGAAATCACCATTCAGTGAGATTTTTGGATCATCCGCGAAAGAGACCAGCACCTGTCCGTCCACATACGGCTGTACGTTCGCGGGGTCGCGGAGCGTCGCGTTCTCTCGAATATTATTTTCTCTCATGAAAACACCTTTCGGTTAAGCCCGACAGAATAAACAGCCGACGCGACCCAGCCCCCCACGCGGGAGTCCTTTGTCACAATCAGCCCAGTCGAGGCACGTATAGAAAAAGCCCACGGGGCTTGTCCCATGGGCTGTAAAAGATGACCATCAATCGCGGCCATTAATCGGCGGGCTGATGGCCCATCCGGTGCGTGAACCGTGATCCTGATTGATTCACGAGTCCACGACTTGCGAGAGATCGGAGTTCCATCAGATGTCACAGTGACGAAAGCACCTTGGCTGGGAGTCCACCCCTTGGGTAGTACCGCGACGATTCTTTCTGGCATGTCAGTGAATTTTCGGATACGCCGGAGCATAAGCCCCGTAGCATCCTGCTGTACCCACCCCATTAGCTATCCCCGATCTCATAGCGGCGGATATCAAGACCATTCTCAGCGGCTGCCTTCGTCAAAACACCACGCTTAGCCTGCATTGCAAGACCGCCAGGGTGTGCGATTGTCACCATTCCACGAGGTCTACCCGTGCGGTCACGATCAACTTTCGTGATGACCTCGACATCATCGGGGACATCAACGGACGCGGCCACCGATTTTGTTACAGCAGCTAATTTATCGCTGTAATTCTCAGCGAGGAAATCCATCAGCGCGACATGGTTAAAATTCACAGTAGCTTTAGCCATCAGGTCTCCTTCCGCTCACAAATAATCTGGGCCCGTGGCCGATGTGACCGCAGTACGGGGCGACGCCCATACGACCAATCCCACGGTTTATAAATCACCGCGTATTCTTCGCCGCGCACTACAACCACATCACTGATTTCCACAGGGGGCGAATCTGTTGTGAGCAATTGCAGACGGCGACTATTCCCGTCAACGACGCCGGAACTTGGATCGGAGATAACCCCGTCCCCGACGGGGGCGACATCGGCCATAAAAAAGACCCCTTAGGGGTCTCGGTCAAATTGCCGTCATGGTCATATTCAGGGGACGCTTGAATAAGAATCTTTTCCATCAACGCCCCCTAAACATTTCAGGCCACCGCAAAGGCTTAGGGAAGTTCCCACGAGGTCCGCAGCCGGCCAATCCCAGCCGCTCACGCTGCACATCAGTAAGAAGCACACCAGACCACGTGACAGAACCAACATCAGCCCATGTCACAGAATCCGACTGTGGCCCCGTCGTCGACGTAGCCGACCGCTGGCCCACATTCCCGCCGACGAGCGCAGCCGCAGAAACCATTTCTAGGACAACGAACCGCGCCGTAGGCCCTAGCCATGCTTTCTCCGTGACCTCTCGATCAAAATCACGCCCTGCCCGCAAAAACTCAAGCCGGATGATCTCTAGGGAATCCGAGATAAGAACCTTGGCGCGCTGCATATCCGCACCAACAAGGGGGGTCGCGAGGCGTGCAGAAACATCATCTGGGGTGATCTCAGGAACCATCACAACCCCCTTTACATGTGATTACTCAGCAGCTTTGACCGCTGCAATGATCTCTTCACGGCTGAGGCCCTTCACATCAAGCCCCAGACCCTCGGCGTATTCCCGCCACTTGTCGATACTGCTTGTGCGATAAGGACGCTTGCCTTTCGCTAGCTCGGTCTCCTGTGGTTCCGAGGTTTCATCCTCGACAGCCTCCGGAGTGTCCTTTTCCTGTGGTTCCGAGGTTTCATCCTCGACAGGCTCCGGCTCACTATCGGACACTACCAGCCCTAGCGACAGAAACTCCCCAGGGTCTGCAAAATCAACAACCGCAGGGGGTAGGTAAAGACGATGAAAGCCGTTCACGGTAGCTGTGAACGGCTTAAGAACACGTACTCGCATTGCTTCCTCCTAGGAGAACATACCCTCGATTTTGACAACAGCCTTAGGATTATCGACCGCAAAAATACGCTGGCGGAACGCGTCGACACGCCACGACATGTTCGTGCCACCATGAGCTACATCACCGGAAGGGCAATATAGTTCACTGACGGTCATCGGGATGGAATCGGAGAAGAAGCCAGCCGTACCCGACTCCAAGACGTACATTTCATCTTCCTTGAGCCACGCGGAAGTGACAACGCGCAAGCCGGCAAGCGTTGCAGGCAGCATGCCCTTGTAGAGCGGATTCTCTAGCGCGGCGTTGCCGTTGTAAAGCTTTTGTGTCGCCTCATGCTCCAACGCCGCATCAAGCGCGGACGTGGAAATAATGAGCGTGTCAGGGTTGTAACCAAACAGAGTATCGGGGCGATTCTCAGGGCGAGCCTGCGAAATCATACGCTTAGCAGCACGGAAAGTGCCCAGCGGATTACCCTTGGGGCTTTCCCACTTATCGGTCACTTGTAGCGTGGGGACCTTCGCACCTGCGAAAGCAGCCAGCGCCGCGTCCACGGAAGAACGAACCATCGTATTCTTCAACGCCGTGACTTGCTGATTCACGCGATCGATACGGTTAAAACGACGCGTCTCATAGGATACCTCGATACCGAGGGCGGTCTTATGCCCGATGACGGAGCGAACCTTTCCATCCGAAAGGTGGGATACGGGAATCTCCGCGTATTCCGCCACCGTCTCGGCCTTGTCCTCCAAGAATGGTGTTGCGGCCTCGCGGAACGCCACCACGCCGTCATTCGTGCCACCATTGCGGAAAATCGCTTCCTCAAGAAACGCGCCCGTTAGGTCCTCGGTGATGTGCTGCTGGATGTAGGTGGGGTCTTTGACCATCGCGTCAACGTTGATCACCTCACCGGTAAAAGCACCTGTATAAGTCATTATTTATTTTCCCTTTCGCTTAAAGTTCCATGGAAGAATCAGCCGAAAAAATGCTGGGGTGAAAAAGATTCACACGAACACGTCCACCATGATCAGCACGCTCAGCAATACCCACCGGCTTCTTTCCACTTGTCTTAGTGTCAGAGCACACGGTGCCATTAGCACTGGCGTAGACCTTCGCCCCCGCTTTAAATACGGTGCCCTTGCTGAAATTCGTTTCGCTGGGGTCAATTGCCACATCGACAACAGCCTGCGAGGTCACCACCGCGACCTGTGCCGGTAGACCATGCGAAAGATCACCCCACGGACGCTCCTCCACCTCAGGCGCGGCAGCCTGACGCACATACCCATACGGGAACTTCGAACCATCAGCATGCTTGATCTTGCCCTCCTCGGTGAGAACTACAAGTCGGAACTGCTCGATCTTCTCCGCAGCCTCTTTAGTGGTCGTGGGAGTTTGTAGAACGGTATTAGCCATTTTTTACTTTCCTTTCCTTTCAGAACTTCACAGACGAAAACGGAGACACAGACGCCTTGACGGTTTCACGCTGGCCACCGTAACCGACCTCTTTCCGATTCACCGACCCCTTAGGCAGCTTGCCCCACGAGGCACGGGCCATATCCGCATCCTTACTCATCGCCGTAATCGCTTCCGCACGGCGAGCAGCAGAAAAACGACCATCCGCTATCCACTCATCGACTTCATTAACGAGTGCACGCTCACGCTCAGCGGCGACCATCTCACCGGCTTTTTCATGAGCAGCCAGCAAATCCTCATACACAGCGCGGGGTACCAGCACCGCATCAGAATCCGCCGGTGATTCATCTGCAGGGGTATCATCCTCTACGGATTCCTCCACTTCGGGGGTCTCCTCCATGGATTCATCATTGGATTCATCCTCGACAGGTGCTTCCTCTACCTCTTCTTCCACGGCCTCTGCCTCCTGCGGCTCCTCCTTGGAAAGCGGGTTCATGAAAGCGAGCAAAGAAGCCTTAAGCTCATCCTCCCGACCCTCAACATTTAATTCTTTAGCCAAACTATTTAGAAAGCTCACAGCCTTCCCTTCCTCCTTTTTTGCCCGTGCACGACGCACCAGCGCCGGCTCAGGTGCTTGATCACGCGACGCAAAACGCATCGCATTAAACATCCGCGTGCGCGTGTCATTGGATACACGCGCACCGGAGCGGATTTCATCAGCCAGCCCAACAAGAACCGCTTCTTCCGCAGAGAAATAAGCATCTTCGGCCATCGCCTCGCGCCATTCCTTCGCCGGCGTGCCCGACTTATCCGCATAAATTTGCGCGATCACATCAGACATGCGCTCTAGCTTTTCGGCCCACTTGCGGACTTCCGCCGGGTTGCCCGACACATCAGCCCACGCGTCATGCACCATCAATGACGCGGACTCCTGCATGATCAATGAATCCGCACCACCCACCGCGATATACGACGCAGCAGACGCGGCGATCCCCTCCACAATGACGGTGACCTCGGCCTCATAATCACGCAAGGAATTCATGATGGCGATGCCCTCAAAAACATCACCACCGTATGAATTAATATGCACCTCAACGGGTGCGCCGCCGGCTTCTTTCAGCCAGGAGGCAAAAAGGCTAGAGGTGATCCCCCAGATTCCAATATCATCAAAAATATCTATACGGTGTGGCACTTTATGCGCCCCCTTCCTCATCAGGTGGAGGCGCGGGAGTTGAAAGGCTAATGCCTTCCTTTTGATCAATCTCCAAGCGCTCCTTTTTTTCTTTGACTGCATCCTCGTAGGGCTGGTGCGGTGGCAGCCCACCCACGCGGCGTACATGCTCATCCAGAACAGAATCCGTGAAAATAACTTTGGAGGTTGCCAGACTGGTGAGCTGCTCCGGCGTGTATTCCTTGCGGGAAGCAATCGGGTCACAGGTAATTCGTGGAAGCGGCCCCGTGTAATCGGGGTAAGCAACCCGCACCAAATCCTCAACGATGTGCTGTGTTGCAACATCCGCGATCCATTCCGCGATAGTTTGCAACGCCTGAACAAAAAGATCAGCCTGCGTGCTCGCCAAAGCGAATGAGCCACCCTGACTGTCCAGATTCAGGAAATGTGCAAGCACGGCCTTAGCGATCATTCGGTCGTGATAGGTAATTGCCTCACGCGGTGAAACTAGCTGCCCAGATACGCCCAGAATCTTCAAATCCGATCCAGCAGGAATAGAAGCCCCAACTGATTCACCAGAACGCGCCGCCTCAACAATCCGCTGACCGTCCTCCAAATCACTATCCGGGTTTTTGCTGACATCCGATCCCCGATAAACCGGCAGTCCCATACCATTCCGGTCTAAGATTGTCAGTTCCAGCCTGAGCAGCTGGTCCCGCAGTGACCAGTGCTTATAGCTGGGGCGCAGGATCGATGTACCATACCATTCCCCACCCTCGTCGTCGTGTACGTAGGCTACGAGGTTTTCCACGGGGATTTGCGGCTTCTCCGGATCCATCCCCTCAGCCCCATACTGAGTGATGCCTAGAAGTCCGCCGTCTTTGGCGACATGAATTTTGCTAATCGTGCCAGGCCATCGAGGGGCAAGCTTCCGCAAATGCTCTTTACCATCCGCGCCTACCTCATAGACCTGCTCAAAAAACATGTGCCCATACACCAGCGCTTTCAAAGCTTGTTCAACATGCGATTTCCACGAAAGATGAGCCGAATGTGACACGCTCGAATCGAACGGCATCCCACCCAGCACATTCAGACGCAAATCATTAGAAACATGCTGCACGATCTCATCATCAGCACCATTAGGGTCAAGCCACCAATCAGCCCTGCGAATCGGCAAGCACACGGCGTTAATAACAGATTTGACCTGCGCATCCTCACGCGCCATTTTCGCATAGACGCGGGTGGAATGTGGGAAACGCAGCTCCCAATTATCTTCTCTGAGCGCCAAGTTCCGAGCTATGCGCGCAGAACCGACTTCACGTTTTGATGACACACAACCCCCTTTTTAGAAACTCATCGACAGAGCAGATTGCCGATACTTTCGCGTAGTCGCATGACCGACATAGCGCTTCTTCTTTTGCAACGCCTCCACATCGACCGTGGCGGCGGTGTACTGCATCAGCCCCCACACAGCGAGCGTAGCGGCGATAAAACACGTCACATCGCCTGTGAAAGGGTCAATGGAGCGATAACGCCCCCGCTTAGCGCGCTCTTGCATTACACTAAGCGCCTCCAGCCATCGAGGATCACCATCATGCTTAATTCGCCCTTCCGCCCACATTGTAAGAAACAGCTCATATGCTTGCGCGACCTTTCCGCCGGTGGGGACAACGGGCTCAATCTCCGATTTTTGCAGCATTGGGATAAGCGCGGAACACGGCCCAATGTCATCGACGACAGCTACAACTGGGTCGTGCATTAAAACATTGCGAACAATCGACCGTGACAGCTCATCGCGTACAAAATCAGACCCAGGGGCCAAGGTAAGATAAACGAACCCGTCACCCTGTAGCGCCATGACCATAGACGCAGCAGACGCAGACGGCGTAGCACTAACTGCTATCGCGGAATCTTCAAAATCAGGTACATCAGCCGCCGCTTGCGCCCACTCCACCGGATCAATAATCGGAATGAAATCAGCATTAACGTCCTTATCTCGGGGAACCCAATCACCAAACCCCAAGGACTCCACAAGATAGCTCGCATAGAGGACGGCGCTTTTCTTCGCCGTTTCTTGATCATCTTGCAAGTCAGCGATCTGTGCCCCAACGTCCCCATTTTCAACCAAACTGGGGTTTGAAATCATCAAAGCTGTGCGGCTAAACGGATCGACTTCCTCTGGGTCGGATGACCATTCGCGGAACAAAATGCCGTCCGCGCCGTCAATCCCCGCCCACCGGTGAGCACTAAAAACCTTGCCGTGATAATGCACAGCCCGATTCACTGGGGAAGAAATAAAAATCTTATGAGGGTTAGGGCGAGCACGGGTCGTCTTTGAAATCGCCGAATAAACCTCATCAGGGAGGTTGTAGCACTCATCAAAGACAAGAAGATCAACTGACAGCCCGCGCCCCGTTTTATCGGTTCGAGTACGGAATTTAATCGTCGCGCCGTTGGGAAACTCAACGGATTCCTTGCCGTTACTACGAACGACATTAGGAACGCCGTCACACTCACCCTCCCACCAGTAGAGAAGATCATCATTCCCCTCGATGAAAGACCACAGACGGTCCCGTGCATCCACCGCCGTATCCAGTAGGTGCGCGGTGTGGAGAATTTCTTTCTCACCGAAAAGATAAATGCCGGCAAGCTCGCGAGCTATTAGAACCTCACCCTTGCCGTTCTGGCGAGGGACTACAACAACTGACTCGCGATAGCGCCAACGCCCATCAGGGGCGGTACGGCACATGTCCCGCAGTAAATCCTCCTGCCACGGGAAAAGCGTCATCCCCAGCCAGCGGGCGAACTTGACCGCCTGCTCTCCGCGAGTAGTATCCCCCTCCACGGGGGAGAAAAGGCGCGGGGTCTGCGAACCAATCAAAGACTTTGAAAAACTCACGACCCCACCTCCTTAGACCACTTTAAAATCAGGACGCGATCGCCTGTGCGTCTGTGCTTTCTGCTCACCAAAAAGATCAGGGCGGCTTTTCACCCAGCCACGTATCTCCGCAGACGCTGCCTTCTCAATCTCCAAAGCCGGATGTGGAATAGGGAATCCCTTGCCGTCATCAATGACGCTTCCCTCATTGATCCACGCATTGCGCGCATCAACCGCTCGGAGCGTTAAGCTTGCGACCGTTTCAACCACGGATTCATCGAACGGATTCAAGTCCCGCCCTGCTCGAATACGCTCCACCTCAGCTAAAAGGCGATTATCCACAATCAATCACCTCCCCTACACTTTTGGGTATGAAAAAGCCCCAACCAAAACCAAGGTTGGGGTTAAAAAACTTTTTCAGCTAGCCGGCATCACGAACGAGCGAAACACGACCCATCCGAATACTGCCAGTATTCCGCGACACACTAGGAAGAGCTACCACCGTGCGATCAGGATCAACCGTGGTCAGTGCCGGCATGACACGACCAAACGACCGCGACGGCGGGGCCTCACGAAACGCAGCGCCCACAAATTCCTCGAACATGTCACAACGCGCCGCATCATCCGTCATCTCGAACTGCTCACAACGAATATTTTTATTCAAATTCATAGAAGATGTGATGCACACATCCCACTCCTCATTACGAATAAGAACAAATTTCGCGTGAGTACGCACCGTGATAATGGACTCCTCACCGAAAAGCTCAGATACCGTAACCGCACCCGCTTGCCCCTTTTTCTCGCGGCCAGAATCCATCACAAACCGAATTGAGCGGACGCGCCCATCATCACAAAAATTCTTAGCGGCCTCAAGATCGTAAAAGCCAGATGACCATGTAGCCACAGTCACATCAGCCGGACCGGTTTTATCTAGTGTCGCCTGAATTAAATCAATCAACGAAAACTGTCCATACGTCAAAGCCATGACATCCATGCCGTGGTCAAACCCAGCGATAGCCTGCGCAGCCACACCAGCCTTAGCGAAACGCGCATGAGCCTTACGCGCCGGGCGAACATGCGCCGCAACACGCGCCTTATCACGCGGGGCAAGAATCGACTCAGCTAAATGTTTCACCTCGGCTGGGGAAAGTTCCACGCCCTCAGACTTTGCCGCAGTTTTTAAAACCTTAGATAGCGCGCTAAAATCAGTCACATCAATCACTCCTTAATCAGTGGTTGGTCACGCCACCGGTAGTTCCCGCTATGCGGTGGCCTTGCATATTCACAATAATACCAGCTCACACCACATTTTTCAAACCGAAACACCGTAAAAATAGCCCCCGAAATAAACCCCCAAAAATACCGGGGGAGAGAGAAAAGATGAGGGCATAGCAACGGGGCTGGGTCAGTTGCCCTACCCCCTTAACATTTTCGGGGGTGGGGCCTGTGTGCCCTTGCGTGGGGCGTTTGCGTGTTTGTTGGTGTTTTTTGGTGGTTTGAACTGTTCGATGACTTGTAGGGCTTTGTGGGCCGTTATGCCCATGTGAATGTCTTAGTAGGCTTCGGTGTAGTAAGCGCGGGGCGTTGATGGTCCCCAGCGTGGTCTTTCGCTGCACTGTTACATGAGCCGTGGAGAAGTCGTGTTGCTTCCTCACGGTTTTTTGCGCCACCGGCTTGGGTGTGGTCGGCTGCGAGTGCTAGACCGTCGTGGTTTTTGCTCTTGTCTCGGTACATGGGTTTTCCGCACCACCAGCAGGGTGCGCCGTCTTCGTGGGTTGCGAGGAGTCGCTTCCGTGCCCGTTGGTGTGCCCATCCGTAGCCGCGTTGTGTGGTGGTCTGTGGTCCATCTGTGGCGTACCAGTTTTCCGCCACTTGCAGTAGCTCGGGTGGTCGTTCCTTCATACAGCGTTTACGGATTTCGTGGATACCGGGATCAAGGGTGATGATCTTCGCCCCGTGTTTTTGGTACTCGCGTAGTCGCTGGGGTTTAGGCTTCGTATCAATGATCCACACGTCCGTCTCGTGTGCGCGATTCATCGCCTCGCGGATCATGGCGTGGCGGACTTTCCTTGCTACCTGCCTCACTACATCAGTGTGCGTGTGGTTGTCCGCTGGCGATCCGCTGATGAGGTTGGCGATGTGGTCGAAGTCGATTCGTATATCGCCTTGCCTGGCGTGGGTTTCCACGTAGGTGGTTTTGCCTGCGGCCGGTGGGCCTGTGATCACGTAGAGCATTCCCCACCTCCTTATATGCGTAAACCCCCATCACCTTGTGTGGTGTGGGGGTTTGTTTGTATCGAGCACATAACTCGTCGTCGCGTCGATCATAGCACATGTGTAAACACAATGCTAGTCACTGTCACGTGTGACCCATGCGAGCACCTCACTAAGGAGGTATTTGGGCTGGGTACCGTCGTGGGTGACACTGATGTGCCCCCTCGCTCCCCATGTGTGGAGGTGCTGGCGCGTGACACGGATTCGCCGCTGAGCCAGTTTGTAGATAATGCTCTTTGCCGATTGTCTCCGTTCTGGTCGACTAGCGAGATCAAGGAGGGTTGGGCCTCGCCCTACCAGTCTTTCTGCCTGCCTGACCCATTGCGTGAGGTCTTGTAGGAAGAGGTCTGCATCTGGGTGCTCTGCCACATAGTAGGCGCTGAGGGCTATGCGTTCGCAGGGGTCGTCCGCTATGTGGGGGTCGATACCAAGGGTGGCTTCCCAGTGGGTGAGTTCCTTGGTGATGTGAGCATGGAGGCTGATTGCGGGGAGGTTGCCAGGTGCGGGGAGTCCACCCCCGCTGCTGCTGCCGTATTGGGGGTCGAAGTTTTGTACCCGCATGTGGGTTTTGAGTGCATCAACCTCGATGAGGAGGAGCTTAAGGTGACGTGCTTGCATGCGGATGTGGTGTTCTTGGCTCATTTGCAGGTTGATCCGAATCCCTCCTCGCCTCGTGTGGTCACTGGTGGGATAGTGACGAGGTCGAGGCCCGTATCAGTGGGGTGTTTTCTTTGAGGTGTAGAAGAACGAGGGTTCAGGAGTTTTATCGGTGACATCTTCGATCCTTTCTAGATGGAATACGAGTTCGAGGCCGTCACGGACAGTGAGATCAGCCTCGAGAAGTTGGGTTGTGCCATTGGGTAGGTGGAGGGCAAATTTCCTCCGGCATGGAGGTCTCATGATGGTTCCTTGGGGTATTTGTTGGGCCCCTGACGGTGGTGGTGTCAGGGGCCTTGGCGGGTGTTGGGGTTATTGGATGTCTGTTGTGAGTAGTTCGGCTGCGTGGTGTGCGTATTCTGGGACGATTTCGAAGCCGATGGCTTTTCTCCCTAGGTTTTGTGCTGCGCGTAGTGTGGCTCCGGAGCCTGCGAATGGGTCGACGATTGTCCATTGTGGTGGGCAGTGCTTGATGAGCCATTCCATGAGTTCGACTGGTTTTGGTGTGGGGTGTTTTGGTCGGTTTTTGGAGCTTGATGGGTAGGCTTTTATTGAGGTGTAGTTGGGGCCTCTTTTGGGTGATGTGAATCCTTTTCCGAGGATGTAGATTTCTTCCCATGTGCTTCCCCATGGGAGGTCGAGGGCTCCCATTCCTGGTCCGATGTTGGGTTTTATCCATGCGATTGTGTTTCGGCAGGTGGGTTTTGGTACGCGCCATGTTCCGAATATGAGCGCTGGCTTGTTTCCCCATTCGGTTATTAGGTCGTCTCTTGCTTTTGTGTTTTTGTCTCCTTTGATGGGGGTTTGTTTGTTGCCGCGTCCGGTGTAGTTCATTCCGTATGGTGGGTCGGTGATGAGTACGTCTGCAGTGTGGAGTAGGTGTGGGTGGTTTTTGTAATCATCCTTGATGAGGATGATGTTGTTTTTGTTGTAGGTGGGGTTTACGCCAGCAATCTTTTCGAATGTTTGTTCTATATACATTGGGGCATATTAACTCCACCTGCAACACCTCAACAACTACCGCCAATCAACTTTCGATCTACACATACAGCCAGCGGCTTGTGCGGTGCGGTGCTGTGCTGTGGTTATTGGGGTGGTTTCCCGTCCGCTTCCCATGCGCGGCGGCACACGGTCAAGGATGTTTAGAATACTCATTCGATCATCTCCAATTGTGCGCGTCGAACACGGTAAACGTCACTGCCGCGGTATTCACCAGTGGGGTTATGAAAAAGCACATCATCTACTAGCCACATGTGTTCGCCAGCATCGGTAGGACATAGCTTCTCAACGTTTCGCTCTTAGCAACCGCAGCTTCTTTTCCGCCTCCTGCGCCCTCAGCATCTGTGCATGTGCCTCATCGATCCAGTCTTTACCTTCTGGCTTACGCTGCTGATTAATTCTTTTTGCCTTGTTCAAATAGGACAAAATGTAAGGGTAAGCGGAAATCGTCTCACAAAGCTGGTTATGCGCCGATTCATGGATGCTCAGCGCTGAATCATCATCATCAGGGTCTCCAAAAAGACCAGTGAGGTAAGAATAATTAGTCGCAGTAAGGTCGTCGCCAACCACGCTTGAATAGGCCCTAGCTACCGCTCTGCACCCGTCCCCTATTGCGGCGTTTAGGGAGGTTTCTTGAGGGGCCGTGTTATCCCCAAAGTCTCGCGTTAGCTGCTCGTGGATCGCATCGAGCATTTCCGCCACTGTGTAGAAAAAGTCGATCATGTCAAGGTGGCTGATGCCGTGCCAATCGCCTAGGGGCATAAGGTTGTCAAAACCATTGGCAGTTTCGCGCAAGTTGTTGGAAGCTTCTCCGATTTTTTCAACTGCTTCAACAATTTTCATTCTTTGCTCCTAGATGGGTTGTAATGATTTTTGCGCCAGGGATTTCATTGAATATTTTCAGCCCCCATGCCACGGCTTCGGCGATAGCTACCGACCGGTGCCAGCCCCCTTCGCAGAAAATGATCACGGTGTCGCACCCCTCGTAGATTGATCCTTTTATGCGATTGATGGTTTTTATCGCGCCCTGTGGATCGAGCATCGCGATGCAGAGCATCACAGTGGGGTCAGTGCCGAAAAGGTCGCCTACCTCTTCCGAAGGGTCGGGGAGCACGCGGGCGTCAACCACCGGCGCGTGAGGGTGCAGAGCTTTGACCTCTTCGAGCTGGTCAACCCCGCACGTGATTAAATTAATGGCTCTCATTGCTGTGGCTCCTTCCCCTCGGCAATGTCCGCCATTCGCATAAGTGCTTGTGCGAACCGTCTAGCATCATTGGGACTAAAGTCTGCAGGTTCTGTGCGTTGAATAATGACCCTGCCACCTACAACAGTCCACATAGTCGGCCCGGCCCCAGAACGCGGTACGCCTTCTGCCCAGTTAAAGGTTTCCGCCTTGAAACAGGCGCCATATTCGGTAATAAGGTCACCCAGAATATCTTTCATATCCGTCATGGTTGTGTTCTTTCTGCTGCTGTGGTGAGGATTCCCGCTAGCTCTTTCGCCTGTGCGGGGTTCGGCCACGGCGGGTTGATGATGTATTTCACTGGAGCAGTTCCTTAATGGCGGCGAAGTTTTTGGTGTCGAACCCCGTCCAGCGGTAGTTCTTGCCGTTGATTGCCGCCTCGGCGAGGGGGAGTTCCATTTCTCCGTTGACGGCCATTTCTTCGACTTTGTTCGGGTAGTTATCGATAAGGTCACCGATGACGGTGAGACCTAGTTGTGCGAGCTTTCGTTCCGTTTGGCGGCATTTCATACAGCCTGGTCGGCCGTAGACTGTTGCGGTGTTGTTCATATTGTTTTCCTTCCGTGGTTAGGCGTATCGCCTGATCAGGTGGCGAATTGTTGGTGTTGCTTGGTAGGTGCGTTCCATGCCTCGGGCCATGAGTGTGACGCGTTGCCCGTCGTGTGACCATGAAATTGTGGGGTGTGCTTCGAGTAGCCACATCATGGTTGTGGAAGCTGGTTTTGTCCGTGGCATCATCGCAGGCGTTGGCATGGGCTGATCCTCTCGATGATCGCTGCGATAGCTTTAGCTTCGCGGGCGGTAAGAAATACCCCGTGGTGATTCGCATAGATTGCGATCGCCTCCGGGGTGAATTTTCTGCGCCACCAATATGGGTCGGCGCTCATCAGAATGGCGGTTGATCGTCCGCGTTTGGGCCCCACGCGTTGCCTGATTGCTGCCCACCCCACGGGTCGTTTTGCTGGTTCTGTTGACGCTGCTGCTTCTGCTGGTACCCTCCCCCGCCTTGATTGTTCTGTGGGTTTCGTGTGACCTGTGTTGTCGCGTAGCGCAGGCTCGGTGCGACGTCGGTGGTGTCAAGGTTGATGGCGCTGCGGTTTTCGCCGGTGTTCTTGTCTTTCCACGTGTCTGTGCGGAGATTACCGGTGACGATGACGCGAGTACCTTTGGTGAGTGATTCGCTAACGTTTTCGGCCATTTTGTTCCACGCGGTGCAGCGCATGAACAGCGGATTACCGTCGTCCCATTGGCCGGTTTGTGAGTTGTACTTGCGTGGGGTTGATGCGACCGTGAATGTTGCGATTGCGGTGCCGCTTTGTGTGAAGCGGAGTTCTGGGTCTGCGGTGAGGTTGCCGACGATAGTCAGCGGGGTTTCGTTAGCCATGTTGGTCTCCAATCAAAAAGCCGTGGCTTAGGCCTGTTTGCGTTGCCACGGTGATGTGTAGGTTTTCCTGTGATGGGCGAGGTGCGCCTCGCGTTGTTGGTGTTTGCGTCTGCCCTCTGGGTTGTTGTCCCGGTATGCGATTCCTAGGCGTGAGGCGTGGGGGATCTTTTTCACGCCTTTTTGGTTTTCGCAGTATTCGCCGTCTGCGGCGTTGCATTCGGGGCAGTGGACATGGATTGCGTCGTTGATTTCGTAGGCCTTGTCGATGGGGGTTCCGTAGCCGTTGGGCATGTTTCGCCTCTCCGCTTGTATTTCCCGCCGATTGCTTTGGTGGGTTGTGGCTGTTGCGTGATTTTTCGGGGCTGGTAGCCCCGTAGGCGCCCGAAACTGCCGTCGGCTATCTGTTTATCCCGTTCGATAGTTAAACGCTCCCTGTGGGCTCTCAGCTGCGGTGCGCGCACTGGGTCAGATTCCCACCGGACGAGGACAGCCCTTGCGGCGTCTTTCAACTCCCGTGGAGTGGCCATCCGAGTGCCGACGAGTTCTAACGCCCAGAGGTCGACTGCTTCCGCCCAGACGAGCGCGGGAAGGTTGATTGAGCCTAGAACCCTGCCCCATGCTTCGATCACGTCTGCGGACGGCTGTGGGAAGCGGTCTGGGGCGAGTGTTTTACCTCGTGCAAGGACGTTGGCGGCTAATTCGCGTTTTTCGTCCGGTGTCATTCGAGTTCACCCACGATCTCAGCATCAATGAAGTCGCGGGGCTGGCCCATCTCAGCGAGGACGTCAAGGTATGTTCGTCCCCCACGCCCTGTGTTGCTGGTTGTGAGCTCGTCGTCCCAGCCTCCGCGGTTAAGCCACGTCGTCGGGTGCGGAATGTACTGCTTGTCCGTCCCCGCCTTGGCGTGGTGTGTGGCGAAGGCTTGCGTCTTTGCCATGAGTTCGTCTTCTGAGACGAGTTTGGTGGCTTTCTTCCACGCTTGGAATGCTTTCTCGCGGCCTACCTTGCGTGGGTATGTGGCGTACCAGTCGAGGAAGCGTTGTCGGGCATTGTCGCCTGCTCCGTCTTGCGGAGCGGGCATGTCTTCTTTCTTACTTGTTCTTCTTAAAGAATAGATAGTCTTCTTATAGTGGCTCATTTCACCGCCTACGGTATTTTGAGCCCCGGTTGCGACCTGCGCGTTTACATTATCTTCGCAGTTGGCCACCGGGGTGCATATATGATCCCCGGTAGCGTCGTAGAAAACATTCGGCTCAGCCATGATGACGTAATCCACAGACTTAAACGCGCCGCCTTTGGATCGTCCCTGTTCGCGGGCGATATAGCCAACATCTTCCAGCTCCTTGAGCGCTCTCTTGACTGTTGCCACAGAGACACCGAAGTTATCTGCAATGCGCTTTGTCGTGACCTCCCAGCCCTCACGATGAGATCGCATGAAGCAATAAATCGCTTTCGCGTTGAACGAAATATCAGGCCGCCTCAGAAGATCGTTCGCGATCATCGTGTACATGTCATGGATCTGCGGGCCTTGCCTTAGAGTTGCCATTTTGTTGTTTCACCCCAATCAATCCGATCAACAACCGAGGCCTTTTCAGATACCCCGGCTGGTGTTATTTCCCCGCCGTCGCTGAGCGTCACCCACCGCGATCTTCGGAGAATCTTTGTTTTTTCGCTTAGCCTGTCGCGGGTAATGATCAACCCCAAGGCTGCGGCGTCCTTGGGATTGCTGTGTATCCAGTCGTGGCATCGTGTACAGATATGCACGAGGTTGCTTGGCGTATCTTTCCCGCCTTGGCTACGGAGGTGCCGGTGATGAAGCACCTCAGCAGTACCCGTGCAGTGACTGTCCGGTAGGAGTGCTTCACACAGGGTGTCGGCCCTACCGACCACCTTGGACGCAACATCGTGAGGCATCGTTGGCCTGCGGAGCCGTTTCATGCCCCTTCGCCCCTACCTGCGACCGCGTACATTGCTCGCACACTTGTACCAATCGACCTCACAGCGTCAAGCTGAAGATTCAGTGCTTTAGCTCGCCTGTCCGCGAAGCGCCACGCCACATATGCCGCGTCCATCGCGTCACGCTCAGCTATCACCGCGAGCTCAACCTGTGCCTTCTTTTCCAGAACAGTGCCTTTAGCGGCGATGACAGCGCGGGCCTCTGCACGATCGAACACCCGCTTAGCCTCCATGTAGACCTTCTCCCGCTCCGTGACAATGGAGACGCCCTTTGCGATCTCGTTGGAGATCTCAAAAATTGTTTGCTCCACCTCGACTGGGTTTAGGGGTTTGCTGATCTGGAAGTCATTCTGCTGAATCATTGACAGACTGCTTAATCTCCGACGCCCGTGCCGTTAACGCTGCTCGCACCGAGTCCAGCACACCGCCAGCTTCTGCGATCTTCCACAATGCCTTCACATCATCGACGTGTGTCGTCCCCGCTGCCATCATGCCGATGACCACGGCCAGCTTCTGGCCAAGTGGCTCCAAGCATGGCACCGCTGCGGCTTCATCAACGAGGGCTCGCAGCTGCTCCACATCGGCGACCTGCTGCATGCGGTTGGCGATGTCCTGGTACGCGGCTACTTGCTCCGGTGTCGGCTGTGGCGCTGCTTGCTGCTGCGGTTGGCTATGGTCGTAGGTGTCTTCGTCTGGATCTCGCTCCTCAGTCGGCAAGCACAGGGCCTGCAGTAAGGCAGTGCGTAGCGCCACAGAGTGAGCCTTAGCTGTCGCCTTATCCCCGTAGTCATTCGCTTCACCCCAGACGATGACGGACAGTTTGTCGTCTGCTGGGCCGTGGAATGTGAGCTGGTAACGAATCCTAACAACGTTAACGATCTTGCCGTTGTTGGTCTGCGCCGTGGAATAGTGAATCTCTAGCACCTCCGGCTGCATAAACACTCCATAGGTGTACAGTGCAGGCCATACTGCGTTCATCACACCGTCAATGCCGCGGAAGTTGTACTTGTTATTCGCGTTGTAGCCTTCTTTTTTCACTGCGCCGACAGCGCGGGAAACGTCGACAAGCACCTGGGCGATTGGCTTCGCTCGGTCATCTTCATGTGGTTCCTGAACCGCGTCCTGCGGGGCGTCAGCCTCAACTGGCTTCTCGACTGTGTTTTCTACTTCACTCATTTCTCTTCTTCTTTCTTCGGCAGCGTCACACGCAGCGACCTCGCTTTATTTGTTGACTTCACCGTGTACGCCTCTGCCAGTTCTTTCTCTGCCCGCTTAAATGCAGCAGCATCAAACTTGAAATACTTTTCCGCCAGCTCAGGGTGATCAGCCAGCAACTTCTTCTCCTGCAGCCGGTTCGACGTCCCAAACTTCCACGACACACTGCCAAGCCCAGACTTATAGGTGATGTCTTTATCCCCCGCGAACTTCTGCATGCGTGCCTTCACATCAGCAAGCTGCGTTTCCGCGTGCTCTGCCAATGTTTTCGCAACTGTGTACTCATCGAGCAGCACTTCCCACGGGTCGAGTGTCGCGTCTTCGTCGAGGAAGCGTTTCTTCGTCGCCTCAATCTCTGCGAAGAACTCAGGATCGGGCAGAACCTCAAGCGCCTTGATTTCTCCTGGCACGTAGTTTTGGTGGACTTCCCACCCGAAGATGCACTTCTCAGCACCAGTCACCCACAGCTGCACCTGCACCTGCACCCAGTAATTATGTGGGATTTCGTCCCAATCCTTATTGGTCGTCTTAATCTCACCAATGACAACGCACCGGCCGTCGACGATGCCCAGCATGTCCGGTGTCGCAGCAACACGAGGGTCAGCGTCACTAACGCACAGCTTGTCATTCGGGACGAGCCGGTCATCTTCAAACGCTTGTAGGAACGCTGCTATCTCCGGCTCACGTTCATGGCCGTAGTCAATTGCCTTTACCCCATCAAGTGAGCGCTTCGGAGTCTCCTTCGAACGCTTCACCTCGACCCACGCAGCAGGCCCCCCGGTCATGATCTTCGCTAGATCAGTCGCGGTGAGATACCCCCGGCGAGCCTCCAGCCATTCCTCACGCGTTGACGTTTCAATAATCTTCATGGGTGTATCCCCTCCTTCCCCCATGAGGTTTCCTTTAATGTGCGGTGCCCTAGCTCGGTAAGTCCCTCGTGGTCGATGAGACCTTCTTCCTTAAGCAGGCCGATGGAGGCCTTGGAGAGGTTCTTTTCTCCGGTGCGGGCGTAGAGGCGAAGTGCACTGTATGTGAAGGTATCGAGGTTGCTCATTTTTTAACCCCCAGTGATGTGATGTCTTCGAATCGGATGCGTTTAATCGCAGCGCCCCGCTGCACCGAAACCGTTCTCTCGTTTACCCAGCCCATGAGGGGGTATAGTCGGCCGTCGGTGTCTGCTAGGTGGGTGACTTTTCGGGATTCCACGACTTCTTTTACGCGTTCTTTTGTGATCGGCTGGTGGATTAGGGGTTGGTATGTCATGGGTTTTCTCCTGTTCCGATTGAGTTCGCTTCTCTGCGGATCTCGTCCGCTTGGTCTTTCAGTGCGTCTACTACACCGGCTAGCCCGGATAGTGCGGGGTCCTCAGCTATCCGGTGCAGTGCCCATTCGAGAAAGCGCAGCTGCATTGCCTGTATGTAGGCGGTTTCAGTGGTCACGGTGCACTCCTACTCCCTCGATGCGGTGGAATGCGATGAGCCCGCCACTGGTGGCGCGCACCATATGCCCGTAGACCTCACCAGTGATTTCGCGGGCTTTGCCCTCACGGGTGACAACCCATAGGGGTTTGTCGGTCTCGGATTTCAGGGTTTTGATCGCGGCGGCAATCTCAGTTGGGGTGAGCCTGCGCCCATCATCCGCGGATGAGGCTGTAAGGATGATCTCGCTCGCATCAGTGCCGCGGGGCGGGAGCTTTTTGTCAGGTGATGGGGTGACGGCTCGGTCTGTCACCGAGCGGGGCATGTTGCGGTCATGGGCGGCGACTGCCTGTTGTAGGCATATAATCGACTGCTTTAGGCACTTGTGGGTGGTGGCGTTGAGTGGTGTGGTGCTGCGGATTTTTTGCAGGTCGTTGATAGTACGGCGCATTACGCGTACGGCAACGTCCTGCTGCTGTTCGAGGGTGTTTGTCATCGTGTCCTGCCTACTCCGCTAACCTCGTTGAGTAGCTGGTATGGGCTGACGCGGCGGCCGAAGATGAGTCGGTGCCACCATGGTTGCTTGCGGTGCTTAGGGCGGTATTTCATAGGTGTATTCTCCTTACCTTGTTTTGTCACTGTGACTTTAATCTTGGGTGTAAGAGCCCCCGAGAAGCGCATCAATTTTGCTTCTGATATACACTCGCGGGTTTTCAAAGTTCAGCATCGCCGCCTGGATATCCGGTGGGAGTCTCCCCTCTCGGGCTCGCTGCTGAAACGTGGATTTTTTAATGCCGCATAGGGCCGCGGTTTCTGCTTCGGTGTAGGTCAGCGCACCATCCATGGTCGCTTCCCTCCCTCACATGGTGGTGTAGTGTTCATGGTGATCTCCTTTCGAAAGATCAAAAACGCCCCGCCGCCTGGTACCAGCAGACGACGGGGCAAAAATTACAAAAAAAGGCGCTACGCAACCTCTAAAATCGACAGAATGTTAACGACGCTATTAGCAGCAGCCGGAGTACTCGCGTCTCTTTCCGCATCAGCGGCAGCATGGTGGCAAGCAATAAGAGCAGACGCTAAAGCAGAAAAAGCAATACGTCTAGCGGAAGAAGCTAACGAAATCTCCGAACGAATGCGCCTCAGGCAGGCGATCGACAGTGACGCAGAAAAACAAAAGTTGTATGTCGACGCTCTATCGCCAGAACTCCCTAATCAAAAGGACGGAATCCGCATCATCAACGGATTCCCCGAGCGCATACATGACATAAGCATCACGTGCTCTTCACTTGAGACCGGTAATGTCGGTGTCAGCATCATGGACCCACTAGAGCGTCGGAACATTAAATTCGATAGGCGGCCATCACTTCTTAGCGACGTAAAACTGCAATGGGTCGACGCAGGCGGCACACGGCATGAGCAGCGTGCACCTGCTACAGCGTTGTGGGAGCACCTTAATCTTTAGGATTATCGATAAAACGCATGCCTTCCTGAATTCTTTGCGCACGCTCGATGAGCCTCCGAGCTCTATCCAGTTTGGCGTCAGTCTTACGGTTCAAGATGATCGTGCTTCTAATAAAAACGATCGTGAAAGTCATTAATACTAAGTCGAGTATGGCTAATACTGTGTTCATCGTTTTCTCCTTTCTTATCGGGTGTCGTGTGCAGGGTGCAGGCGTAGCTTCGGCACTGGAAGGTCGCCGGTCATGGCAGGCCTTGGCTGGCAAAATGACGGTTAAAAACCAGTTTTCACACCCCGAGTGCCCCTAACTGGATTCGAACCAGTAACCCGCCGATTAAAAGTCGACTGCTCTAGCCTTTTGGAGCTATAGGGACAAGATTTATACTGCGCCGGCCGCTACCTCACACATGGGCGCTACCCCATAGTGTGGTTCCAACGTCCCCCACCGCAGCGACCGCATATTCAGCGGTGCTTGTATAACGGCTATGTGGGGGCATGTACCTGCCCGGCGCGTTTCACTTTTGAGTTTTCAAATATCACGGCCCGTGGGCCTTGTGCCCTCCCAGGACTCGAACGCTGGGGGTCTGCCAGTAGGACGTTTGTTTAGGCGGCGTGCGCCGTTTCGGGGACTTCGAGGTCATCGAGTTGCTCGAGGTAAGCGGCGTAATCCGGCGTCGGGATGCTCATTTCCTCGTAGAGGTCTTTGATGTAGAACGCGGTTTCTGCCGACGCTGTGGCGAGTGCGTCTACAGCCCCACGGGCTTGTAAAGCAACCCGCTCGCAAAAGTTCAGATCGTCGCAAATGTTCTGGTTGCATTCGTGCAGGGCCGTGAAGTCCTGTGTCATGCGGGAGGTGAGGATAAGCAGCCAGATCACGCAGCCAGATAACACAGCGAGAAGGGAGAAAATCGCGATCATGGTGGAAGTTGGGACAAACATTTTACGGTGGTGCTTTCTTGTTATTTGACGGTGTTTTTCTTGGCGTACTCATCAATCGACGAGCGCTTCACACGGAGATTCCTCGGCGAGAAGAACGTGGCTTCGAGCTTCTTTTCATCGACGAGGGCGCGGATCGTGCGCTCCCCTACCTGCGTGTATTGCGAGGCCTGTTCAATGGTGAGCCATTCTGGGGTCAGGGGTGGAGTGTTCATGCTTGTGCCTCTTGTTCGTAGAGGTCGTCGAGTTCTAGGCCGAGGTTGTTTGCTTCTAATAGGAATGCTTTGGCTTGCTCGCGGTCGAATGCGAAGGTGTTTGCGATGAGGATTTCTAGTTCGTCGAGGCGGTTGAGGATTTCACTGATGCGTTCTTGTGGGTTCATCGTGTATGCTCCTTGATGGATTGTTTTTGTTTAGCCCCGCTGCAACGGGGCTTTTTCTTATGCCGCTTTAGCTCTTGCCGAGGGGCTTTGTGTGCTTCACTTGTGTTGGGGATGTTTCCCCGGAAAGTGAGGTGATTGAAGATGTTGACTTGGGAAATGATCTTGGATGCCGATTTTCAGGGCGAGGAGAACCTAACCGAGATGCAAGAAGGTATTCGTGACGCCCTTGCTGAGGGAGGTGATCCTGGTCCAGCCGTGGCGCTAGCTTTAGTGAATGAGCTAGCGGCGCGGAAGAATCTGGCGGCCGAGGTGAAAAACCTTGAGAGCGATCTCAAGCAGATTGCTACCTACGTTCTTGATCTGGAACGTCGTCTGGTTGAATCGAAGATTCGCATGTCGAAGCTCCGCTTCGCTCCTGCGGAGATTCGAATTCTGGACATTTAGTGTTGCTTGACGGAGGGCATCGGTAGCGGCAACTACCGGTGCCTTTTCCTTTCGCGATTGGGTGTTTCCCATCGGTGGCTCCTTTCTTTTTGTGTGTTTTATGCGGCGAACCCTGATGCGTAGTGGGATAAAATGTTTGTGGTGAGCATTGAAAATTGGATTGCAACAATAAGTGCTGGTATCGCCCTCGCCTCGCTGCTGTTTACTGTGTGGCAAGCCCACCAGGCGAAGAAATCTGAGGAAGCTTCCGCCGCTTCTGCGGAACGCTCAGCAAGCGCCGCCGAAGCAGCCTCTGTCTCCCAAGCCCGTATCGCTGAAGCGTTGGAAAAAATAGAGTCGAAATATTCAAACCCGTGGAAGGTGAGCCACTTTAAAGGCGATACCTATGCGCTTCGTAATGATTCTGATGAGGAAGTCCTCAATGTTGAATTTGTGACTGATGACCCAATCTACGGCGATGCGGTGCATAAGTACCCACAGCTTCAACCTGGGGACGAAGTATCTTTTAGGTACGCTTCCGCGATGGGTGCCGGCCGTCGGATTGAAGTTCAGTGGACTCGCCCTTCGGAGTCTGAGCCGCGGGTTTGGAATGGTCTCGTCCCTGCCAGAACGACCAGATAGCTACCGCGACGGTTCCTAGTGCGCTGAAAACACAGATCGCTAGGCTGATGATTGTAACGATGCTCATTGTTTTTCTCCTTATATATGGTTTCTTTTATGCGGCGTAGTATTGGTTCCAGACCTGCTCCATGAGTGGTCGGTCTGCCTCGGTGTAGCCGTAAACTTCAATGATCCGGCCATTCGTGAGCTCAATCGGCGCTTTCTTTGGCTCAATGCCGTTCACCGCAGTCCAGCGATTCTTCAACCGCTTACCAAAACCCGAGGCCTTAGACCCAAGCTGCTTTTTTGATAAGCCCTTTTCCTTCAGGAATTGCTGCACATACAGCGGACGCGTCGTAGGATCCAGCTCGGGTGTTTCACCCATTCCCCTGGCGAGGATGATGCGGGCCTTGGCCTCAAGGAAGGCATCATGGATGAGGCCTTTCGCTGCTTGCGCGAGCTCCATTTGTGAACGCAGCTCAAACATCATCGCTTTCTGCTGGTGCTCAGTTGCCCGCGGGTTGATCGCCCCACCCTTTGCCCAATAGGACTCGATAGCGTCGGCAACTTCGTTCTGGTAGGCCACGACGAGCGGGCGGGCTTCTTCGCTGACACGGTTCTCGTCGATAGTCGCAAGCCACATCGTAAGAGTGCGTAGGTCGATGCAAGTCATTTCACGGTTCTTGCCATCAAGTCCAACCCCGGTCATCTTGACCGTGGTTGCCCATGAGTGACGACGGAGCCGCTTCATCTGAGAGTCAGCATCAAGACCGAGTGACTCAACGAGCGGGCGGAACACTACGTGCGGCTTGCCATCAATTTCGACTGACTGCACGGACTGCCCGTGGAACGGGATTGATACAAGTTCAGTAGTCATGTAAATTTCTCCTTAAGACTTTGTTTAGAGTTTTTCTTTCGCCCCTTGTTCCTGCAGGGGGCTTTCCTTATGCGGCGAATGCGACGTCGTTTTCGGTAACTAGCAACCGTGCGGGGTTTGCCCCTAGCGCAACGAGCGCGTTGAGAACCGCGATTGTGGGCTTTCTCGATGTAGTTGCGGTTGACCAAGTCTTTCGCGACAGATCTGTTCGTTCCGCAAGCGAGGTGTTTGAAGTAAGATTATTTAAGCGCTTTACGCGGTCAATTTCGTTTAGGTTGAGTAGTAGCATTCCCTTTCGCTCCTTTCCTGTTGCTGTTGTGTAACATAATCTACACAGGCAAAAATCTCCCGTCAATATCCGTGTAACGAATAGCGCACAAAAGGGGGTAGTTTGGTTACGATTTGTCACGCTAAATCACTGTTTAGTGGGTAAAAAGTTACCCACTATGCTAGGGTTCAAACTATGGACATCAAACAATGGTTAAGCGAAAACGCGCACCGACGCGTCACCGACAGTGAAGTCGCCGAGATGCTTGGAGTAACCCGGAAAACCGTGAATACTCGGCTCAACTCAGGAACCCTAACCTCAGACGACCTCTTACTTATCTGCGAACGACTAGGCATTAACCGCACACTTGCACTCGTCGAGCTTGAAAGGCTCCCCCACTCAGATGTCCTTGAATATCTGGATAGCGACGGCGCGTTAGTCGCCACCGCCGAGGACGGTGAGCTCGCCCTGGAACTGGCCCGCAGACTCAACCCTGCCACCATGGCCCCCGAGATCGACGAGCTGGCCGAACGCCGCCGTAACACCCCCGCGCCTCCCCCGCATGTCACCGTCATCAGCGATGATGAAGCAGCCGCAGCGATCCGCGAAGCGTACCAACTCCGCGGAGCCGCGCACCCAGCCACGACCGAACTTACAGAACCAGAATCGCCATAAGGAGAAAACAGCATGAACCTAGACGAGCTATCTCAACATCTAGGCGTGCGTATCCTTGAGGCCAAAGACCTACCAAAAGGGATAGACGGCATGTACATACACCACAGCCGGCTCATCCTCATCCGCCACGGGCTAGACCGATGGAATTACAACTCAGTCCTAGCCCACGAACTCGGGCACGCGTGGCACGGTGATGACATCCACGGCGACCCACGACTGGAACGTCGAGCAGACCAATTCGCCGCCCAAATACTCATCACCCCCGATATGTACAAAAATGCCGAAAAGCTACACGAAGGCCACACAGGCGCGATAGCATATGAGCTAGGCGTAACACCCCACCTCGTAAAAACTTGGAAAGACCTGTACGAAAGAATCACCGCAGCATGAGCATCGACGAAACCAAAGCTGCATCGCCCACGAGCTGGGCGTGACAACACATCTCATCACCATGTGGCAGGACTGCCACCAAAGAAAGGAAGCATCATAAAGAGAACCCTCATCGCAGCCGCAGCATTAGCTTTGGTCGGTTGCGGAACAGACACCACTCCACCGAACAGCGACCCCGTAGATACCGGGGTTGCGGGGATTGTCGTACCAGCAGATGCAACGAACATCGGCAAAAACGACACCACATACACAGCCGATTTCCCCGCTTGGGAGTTTGAAGACCTTTCCCAATGGATAGGGAAACACAACGGGCATGACATCCTAGACGGCCTAGGTCTGCAGGACGCGGGTCGCCACGACAAACCAGTCCTGCACCACGACTGGTGCTGGTCAACTGATCCACTCCCGGACGGCAGTGTCGAAAAGATGTGGTATTTGATGGTCAGCTCCGGCACAGGCACCCCGAACGTGAAGGTCGTCGGTGGCGGCCCAGACCCCACGGGATGCCGATAGGCACTACCGGTGCACCCAATCGATTGGCATCTATAAAACCGCTTAACACATGACGGCAAGACCGCCACCTATGGAAGGAAGCATCATGAGAAACGCCATCCCCGTACTCGTGGCTGCGCTCATACTGGCCGGGTGCTCCGGCCCTGACGGCGACACCAGCCCGGCCCCTCAGTCCACCACGCTGAGCGCCACCTCCACGCCCACGTCGCAGAAGCAGGCCCCCACGTCAACCCCTGCCACGTCGAAGCCTCCAGCTGCGGAAACTGTACCCGCGGCTATCGCCCCAGCACCGCAGCAGGCACCCGAGGCAGTAAATGAAGCTCCCCCAGCTGTTATCGGGTTCATGGGCGCCCCAGGCCACGATACACCGCGTGCGCTAGATAAAGTGATCGACTCCTGTGGCGACCCGCACATACATGAAACTGGCACGACGTTTTTCACTGACGGAACTTCCGGCTGGACGCAGCAATGCTCAGACACCATGCTGGCGCAGCGCCCAGCACCAGTACCAGCGCACGCACCTGAGCCTGCAGGCACTGTCCACCCAGGGGCCTTCTGCAACGGAGGGACAGGCGTATCAAAGACCGGGAAACCCATGATCTGCGCACCAGCAGCAGACGGGCGCAACCGCTGGCAGGCAGCCTAGGCCACATAGGGTTGCACAGACATTCACAACCGTTACGATGGGAGACGACATGAAACGTCGCCCAACGCGCCCATGTCACCTAGAAAAGGCGAAGCCCTCACGCCACCGCCAAGCAAACGTGAGGGCTTCGTGAGGCTAGTTAGTTAGCCAAGCTATCGTCTCGCGAATCGCATCCGCGAGTTCATTGACTGCTAACACCTTGAAGGCTCGGACTGCAATCTCACCAATTGCTTTCCGGGCTTTCCCTTTTCCGGCTTGTCACCGGTTTCGGGTTTCGGCATTTCCCAGTTTCATCACTTGACACATAACGTTCTACTACGTTATAATGATTGTAGTGCAGGTGAGAGATGCACAACCAAAAAAAGAATAGTGAAGGGAGAGTGATGTTAAGCCCAGAGCTAATCCTCGGAATCATCGCGGTAATCCTCCAAGCCATCCAGGTTTGGCAGAACCGGAAACCGAGATACAAGGGTAAACACCGCAAATAACCCCAGGCGCTGGCTAAACCAGATAGCCAGCCCCTCGGGGCCTCCCCCCACAATACATCAAAAGGAGCAACCACCATGAGGAACCCAGGGCGCACAACCAGCGCCATCGCCGCGCTCGTAATAGCAGGAATCTACGCCACCACACCAAACCCAATCTGGCTACTTGTCGCAGCTGTCACCGCACTTGCCCTCTACAACCTCTACACTGCCCAAATCAGGGACAAATAATGCACCCCATCATCACCGACAAAGACACCGGGCGCGAACTCTGGCGCGTCGCCGACTGTGCCACCCACGTCGGGATCACACCACGCACTTGGACAAACTACGCCGCCAACCACCGCACCCCAGCCCCTGTAGCGCACCTCGACGGCAGAACGCCACTCTGGGATGCCGAAGAAGTCAAAACCTGGCACGCCAACAGGCCCGGCAGCCCAGTAGAAAATCACCCATAAACACACCACAGCCCCCCTACCCTAGGCTGTCATTCACCTTATCCATCAACGTGTCAGTACGCCCGGCGCGAACCTTCATATATACCTTCATGATCGTCTCCAGATCAGACTGCCCCAACAGTGCACCAATCTCCTTTAAGTGTGCGCCTTGTTCTGCCAGTCGTGTGATCAGCCAATTTCTGCCACAGTGTGGGTCAATTTCCGTTGTCACGCCGGCGCGTGTCTCAGCAGTGTTGAGTCTGCTTCTGAAGCTTGTGTCCATGACTGGAGCACCGGCAGCCGTTACGGTCAGCGGGGTAATGGTGCGGGGGCCGTCTGTGGATCTGATCTCGCACTCCACTGGCTCATACGTCGCTAAGTGCTCAAGGAACAGCATGGTGTGGCGTCGCATGATCGGGACCTCACGATACCCTGATTCCGTTTTGGGGGTTTGCCACATCAAATACGTGTGCCGGGAGCCGTCTTCTAGCGTCTCGGTGAGACGTTGTGCGTTTTGCTCGACCGTGACCACTACACGTGGTGCGTATGGGACTTCCCCGCGCACCTTCACATGCCTGCGCTCTAGACCGATCGCTTCACCAATGCGTAGCCCATGAAACAGGGTCAGCGAGGTTAGCACCTTATACCGTGGTGACGTGGCTTCCATGATCGCTTCCAGCTCAGCGTCAGATGGGAGGTACTTTTCTTTCGGCTTCACCTTCACAGATGCCGTTTTGATCTGGACAGGATTAGCGGGGATCAGCTCACGTTCAACGGCGTGCTTCATGGCAGAGCTAAGGCACTTGTAGGCGCGCTGGTTCGTCGTGATCGTTGGGTATTCCGCGTTGATCGCATCCCACCAGCGGTAGATGTCATCTTTCTTCAGCTCCGTGATGGGGATACCAGCCAGCCGGATGATGTCAGGATTAATATCCCCCGGCGGTAGTGGCGCGGTGATGCGGTTAGAGACAGTGCGCTGGTAGTTCTGCAGAGTGGACTGCTTGATGGGCTTCGGTCTGCTACTCAGTGACGCGTAGTAGATGTTGAACCACTCTCCCACTGTTGGTGTGTGGGCGTTTGCCTGTTCCGCTGCTTTGGCTTTTTGTTGTTCGCGGTGTGATGGTGGTGTCCATTCGTCGAATTCGATGAGCTTTTCTTCTTCTGCAAGCCATGCTGTAGCGCGGCGTCTAGTGCGGAACGTCTCGGGGGCTTTATGGGTTGTGCCTTGATGATTGTAGCGGGCTTGAATTTTGCCGGAGGGGAGTTTGCGAAGGCTTCCAAATTTTGACATGGGTGTCCTTTGGTGGTGCTGGTGGGTTGGCATGGTGGTGTGGCGTGCCAAATTCGTGCCAAAATTAAGTATATCTACCGTCACCTACATGCATATCCGTGTTGCATGGACGTTTGTAAAAGCGCTGGTAGAAAGCAAAAACCCCGCTCACCATTACAGTGAACGGGGTAGTCC